TCATTCCGGCCTCCACGCGACCGGGTAGAAGCACTTGCTTCGCTCCCAATGGCCCTCCATGACCGTCTCGCCTTCGCCCCAATGCCTGACGGTCGGGCAAAGCGGGTGCGTCACGCGCGACTGAATGCGGGCCTCTCTGCCGTCCTTGTCGATGCCGACAATCCAAGTTCCGTCCGTTGGCGCAGAGGCCATATCTTTCTGTTCGTTCACGGGTACTTCCTCCGGTCGAGTTCGATGTGCGGGCCGTCGTTTTTCCAGTGGCACCCCAAAGAACAATATGGCAACATCGCCTCCATGCACAGTTTCCAAATCAAAGATGTTGTGGCCGTTCTTGACGAAGGGGACGCGCACTACGCTCGCGAGTGGGTGTGGTATGTCCACCGAACCGGACACTCGACTTATCTGCGCGGCTACCAGCGCGGCATTCCTTTGGCCCAGCAGAAGATGCGATACCTTCACCGCGTTCTGACTGACGCTCCGAAAGGTAACGACGTTGACCACATCAACGGAAACGGGCTGGACAACCGGCGTGAAAACTTGCGGCTTTGCACGCGCAGTCAGAACAACGCCAACCGGCATCGCACGCAGTCCAAGTCGTCGCCGTACAAAGGCGTTCACCTTGAGAAGCAAACCGGCCGCTGGCGGGCCGAAGTCCACCACCTAGGGAAGAGGCACACGCTGGGCCGTTTCGACCGCATTGAGGATGCTGCGAACGCCTACGCGGTGAAGGCTGCGGAGTTGTTTGGCGAGTTTGCCAATCCGTCAGGGGTAGTGGCGGCGGTCTAGTTCAATGTGGGGACCGTCTCTTAGCGACTTCCACGAGCCGCCCCAGATGATCGGGACACCCAGTTCTTTCGCCGCTCTCTTGAACGCCGCCGCGACCTGACCATAGAGCGGCCAGTCCCACCGCACCTTGCCGCCCACCAGGACCGCGAAGTCGATGGCGTGGCCGGTGATGTGGCGCGAGTTCATCGTCTGCGATGCGCCGGCTGCTTTGAGTTCACGCTGGCGAGCCACGGACCGCAGGCCCTCGGTGATGGTGAAGTCGTGCGGGCTGTAGGTCAGGGCGAGTTCAACCACGCGCACCAAATCCGGGTGGACGCCGGTCAAGCGGGCGCGAGACCGCGATCCAAGGGCATATCCCATTGGCTGACTCCGATATGTATAGGAAAGGGCGGTTTCGCGAACACGTCCGCCGAACGTGTTAAGCTGGGGGCGTCTCTGCCGGGGCCATCGTTGCGGAGGCCCGAGCAACACCCCGGTCCTTGAGGCTGATACCCGCACCGCCAAGCGCGAGGATAGTTGCCAGACCGCCGCCGAAGCCGGTCCCGAACTCGATCATGCTGAACGCCTGACCGCTGGCGACGGCGATGCCTTGGAACGTCATGGCCCCGATGATGAAGGCGACCGTTCCGACGACCCACAGGATGCGGGCTGCGTCGTAACTGACGTGGCCCGGCCCCATGAGGGCATTGCGGAGGAGAGCGTTCACCGGCCAGCCTCACGCTCTATCCGGTCGAGTTGTTCCTTCATGGCCTTGGTGCGCTCATCCAGCCGGGCCAGCGTCCCGTCAGCCAGCGGCGCCACAATGCGCTCCAGGCTCGACACCCGCTGATTGATCCCACCGCCCCAGAAGACCAGCGTTGCCGCCTGCACGACTAAGGCAACAATCACGCCGATCATTGACCAGTTGAGTTTGCGGGCGTCGGAATGAAGCGTCATTGCGGCGATCTCTTGCTTTTGTAGGTTAGGCTTTCAGGGTGGGTGGTCAGCAGCCCGGCCTGGGCTAGACCGGCGAGCCGATCCTGAACCGATAGGTCTGCTCGGTCGTATAGGTGCCCTCGTAGAGCGAGACCGTCGTGCCGGAGCGGGCGTTGAAGTATACCTTGCGGACGCCCTCAGAGCGGTCCTGCACCGACACCTTGGACGTGGTGGCCTCTGTGAAGTTTCCGGGCGGCGTGATCGGGCCGTTCGGAACCAGCATCTCGATCAGCACATCCGGGTCGTCACTGTGCCACAGGGCGATCCGGTCGGCGGTCGGCCAGGTTCCCCCGGTCGATACCGGGTGCTGCTCGCCGCCTTGCAGGCCGATGGTCTCAGCCGCGTAACCCGGCACCTTGGCGCGATCAACAACCGTCGTCGGCAGCATCGGGCCGTAGCCGTTCTGCATCGAGATGGCGACGCCGAGCGTTCCGTTCACGGTCGCCTTGGTGACACCGCCGACGCGGATGGCCTCGTTGTCCTGCCAAGTCCCGGTGATGGTCTTGAGGAACAGGCATCCGGTCAGGTTGCTGCCGCCGGTCGAGCCGGTCTGGCCCGAGGTCGGGTTGCGGACGACAATGCCAGTAGCGCCCGACGTTCCGCCCGTGACGGTATCGCCCTCAACAATGGCCGCTGAACCCGCGTCGAAATACAGCGAGCGTCCGATCCAGTGCGTAGTGGTCACGGTCATGCCGGACTTGATAACGCCGTTGACGACCGCCTTGGTCACGCCGCCGACTTGAAGGTTCTCGTTGTCCACGAACGTGCCGGTGATCGACCCCAGCATCAAGAAGCCGGTCAGGTTGCCCCCGCCCGTGGTCCCGGTCTGGCCGTTGACAGGGTTGTCCTTCACCACGCCGGTCGCGCCCGATGTCGCGCCCGTAACCGTCTGGCCCGCCGTGATCGCCGCAGAGCCAGCATCGAACGCAAGGCAATGCCCAATGCGATAGACAATTTCCGACTGGCCCAGCCAGCGGGATGCCTTGTCTGCCGTAGCCCCGATATAGGGGCGATAAACGTTCAGCAGGATGGCGCTGACGGCACAACTGCCCCGGAACTCGGTGCTGACCGGCGATGCGTCGTAGCTGCCCGCGCCGTCCACCGTGAAGGTGCTGGAAACGTATTCGATCAGGCCGTGGCCGTAGCCGTAGAAGTCATGGACGGGGTGACCGCCCCCATCGACCGCGTTAAGGTCCGTCTCCGACATCGGCCCGACACGCAAGGCCAGTTCAGGCGTTGAGTGCTGGACTCCGGCAAACGTGCCGCCGCCGATCTCGGTCGATGACAGGTTGGCATAATCGAAGCGCCGCCCCTTGTGCAGCAGCCATTGGCTGTTCCAAGACCAGTTATAGGCGTTTTGCAGGACGCCTTGGCTGTCCGCCACGCCAAGATTGTAGAGCTTGATTGCGTGGACCGAATCGTTGCGGGTCGTGCCCGAGACGAGCCGGGCCTTGATCAACCACGTCTTGTCGGTTTGCCGGATACCATAGAGCGGATCTTCGACTGTTGGCGCGTCATTGTCCGCAGCGAAAGCCATGACCGACAGGCGCGCGCGAGTGACGTCCGGGGGCGCGATCAGGCGGAACTGGTTGACCGCACCGGGGAAATCGGAGCCGCTGGACGGATTTCGCTGCGCCGACAGGATGCCGTATTGAGAGACCTCGCCGTCGCCGATCTGTGACGCGCCGTCCGCTGCCTTGAGGTTCAGAAGTCCCGAAAAGGCCGCGCCCGAATACTGCAGAATCTCGACGTTGTAGGAGCCGGAAATGTTCGCCAGGGGGGCCGCCCAGTGGAACCGATACTGCGTAAAGCCGCCGGTCAGCGTGATGTCCGACCGGACAGGGCGCAGGAAGTAGTTGTTGGCCGTCGTGGTGATGAGGGCGGTGGACAGCGGGCAAGCCGCGCCCGAGAGGCCGGAGGAGGCCGCAAACGAGATCGTGGGGGCGGAAGGAGAGGAGCCGAGATACCGGCCCGGCGTGGCGAGGGTCACGGTCGTCAGGACGCCCCCGGCGACAACGAACGTCCCGGTCGGGTTGGTGGCGAAGTTGCCGCCCGTGAAGGCCAGCGCGAACGTGCCGTTGGTGCCGCCCGAGCCAGCGGTGACAGCCCCTGCCGTGCAGCCGTAGGGCGTGACGACCTCCAGCCACACATCGGTGGAACTGTCGAGGAGCGACTTGGGCAGGGTGATGCCGGTCGAGATCGTCGCCGTGCCCGACACGTTGCGGAAGTGCTGGATCTTCGTGGTGTCGGAGGCGTGGTCGGTCCAGTAGCCGTTGCCCGACGTGATGACGAAATCAGGGACCAGGGTGATCGCAGCGCCGGTCAGGCCCGCCGAGTTGGTGAAGGTTGCGGTCGGAGCGGTCGGGGATGCACCGATATACAGGCCCGGCCCGGTGATCGACACGGCAGTCAGCGCGCCACCGGACACGGTGAAGGTGCCGGTCGGGTTGACCGAGAAGTTGCCGCCCGAATAGGTCAGGGCAAACGTGCCGTTGGTGCCCCCGGAACCAGCAGTCAGGCCGGACGTGGACATGATGCCGCGCGGGACGTTGGCGGTCGCTGCGGGATAGTAGTCGGAGGCGAGAGCCGAGAGGCCGGCAGACGTGGCCGAGGCTTCTGCGGCGGCGGCTTGAGCGGCGGCAGCGTCCCGATAGGTCAGGGCCGCGTCACGCGCCGTCTCGGCGTTGGTTTCCGCCGTCTCCGCGTTCGTCTCGGCGGTTTCCGCGTTGGCTTCCGCCGTCTGGGCCGCTGCGAGATTGGCCGCGAGGGTCACCAGTCCAGCGGCGACCGAGGCCGACATGGACTGGTCCCCGAACGAGTATGTCGAGACGTTGACCGGGACCGATTGCCCGCCGATGCTGACAGTTACAACGCTCACCACGCCACCCCGCGCTCAACGACGACGGCACCGGACAGGAACCGGGTCGTCAAGCTCGCCGTGTCGGTGTTGACCCACTCGAACACGCCCACCCAGGGATCATCGCTGTCGGTCGCATCCTCCGGGAGCGTGGCCAGATCGGCCTTCTTCAGCCGGATGAGGATGTTGCTGCCCGAATAGACCAGCACCGAGCCGTTGGCCGTGGCCGTGGGGGTGACGGTCAGCAGGGCCGTTGCCGAGTCCTCGGAAGATCGGATCTTGAACGTGCCGGAATAGCCGTCGAAGTCGTAGGTCGAGGCGAACGGAAAGGTGACCTCAAGGTCCGCAGACTTTGAGACCCGCAGGCCGTAGTCATCCGAGAAGCCGAGTTCGGAACAGGTCATGAGCGCCCATGCGAAAAAGGCGACCCAGATGGACCGCCGTTGTGGTAGGGTGGGGGATGAAGTGGCTGAAACTGCTGATCCCGCCTGAGTGGGATTTTTGGGCAATCCGGGACCGGGTTGCTTATTTCGTGTTCACCGCACTCGGCCTGGGACTGATGGTCCTCGGAGCCAGACAGGTCGGACAGATGGCTGCGGCGTGGGTCCGGTCGTTATTGGGACAGTAGCCCGCCCGACGCTTGGCCGGATTGCGCCCCAATAGCCCGCGTAGCCGGGAGCGCCAGAAGACCGGCCTGCCGGGAGCGGGCGCGGACCCGTTCGCGCAGAGCGTCGTCGGCGTTCATCAGGTTCAGCAGCCGGGTCATGGCCTCGGGATTGGACAGAGCTGACCCCAAAAGCCCATTCAATTCGTCATCACCAATGATCGAACGGTCGCGCTTGGGAAGGGCCTGCGCCACTGCCTTGATGGCCCGGCGACCCATTGCGACTGGACTGCCGATTTCGCTAAGGGCCTCCAAGCCATCAGCAATGTCCATGCCTTGTTGCTGGAGGTCAGCTTGTCCGGCCAACCGGCGCGCTGACGGCGAGCCAGCAATCACCTGTCCGCGCGAGTTTGCCAGTGCGACCTGATCCTCCGCATCCTTCATGAAGGCGATGAAGGCTTCCTCGTTGTCGAACGCAATCCGCACCCGCGCAGCCAGTTCGCTGTCCTTGAGGAGCTTCCGCATGGCCGTCACGCCGCCTTGGCCGCGCACCCGATCAAGCACAGCCTCACCAACACCGAGGCGGTAAGCGTCCCGCGCCGGGGCCGACCATTTCGTCCACCGCTGCGCGAGTTCAGCCGCCGACATGGCGTTGCGCTCATTGGCGCGGGCAAAGATGTTCTGCCCGACCCGCTGGCCGTCAATGACCTCCGAGGAATCCCCGAACGTCTTGAGCCATTGGTCGTAACCATCGACCTGAGTGCGGGCGTTCTGGCGGATAGTCCGGGAGAGGGTGCTAAGGGCCTCGCCCCGCGAGTTGAAGCCGCCACGGAAAGCCCGCGACGCTGCCTCGTTCAGCGCGTAGGAGATGTCCTGCGCTTCGCGGACGGTGATCGACGCCGCTGCCGGGCCATCCAGCAGCGTGTCACCCAGCCCGAACAGACGGTTGGCCGCTGCACTGCCTTCGGGCGTCAGTTCGGCAATGGCTTCTTCCGCCGCCGCGCGAACGGCGGGGCTGGAGAGCTTGGAGCGAAGCGCCAGCACCGAGGCGTCATCCAGCGGCACGGCTTGATCTGCGATTGCGGCCATCCCGGCGTCAGCCTCGGCACCGCGCGTGGTGATGCGCTGGCGCAGCGCCTGCCAGCCATTCCCTTGGGCACCGAACCGATCCGCGAGAAGCCCGGAAACGCGGTTGCTTTCGCCTTCGGCCTGCTCACGCGCTGCCGCGACGATGCTGCGCCGCGCTGCGCCGGGGACGCTGGCCATCGTTTCCGCCAAGCCGATGAGATTTTCTCCACCGGCTTGGAACGGCAACTGGCCATCGGGGGCCGCAGCCATATTGTCCAGCACCTGTTGCGGGGTCATGCCGTCCCGCTCAAGGGCGCGGCGAACAGCACCGGCCACTCGGGCCTCTGGCCTTGTGGGTCGGGGAATAGCACCAACGGTCGGAGCGCCAACGGGCGGGGTCTGGAACGGAATGTTCAGCCCGTCATCGACTGCCGCACCAGCCATGCTGGGGGGCGCATCCGGGGCAGCGCCCGGCGCGGTGTAAATGCCCGCCGCATCGTTCATGAGGTTGGGGGCCACGCGACTCAAAACAGACCGGCCCAGGTTCACGGCACCGGGCGTTGCGCCACCGATCAGACTGCCGCCGATGACACCGCCGACAAAGCCGTCAGCGCGGTCCGTGATGCTTCCCTCGTCAGCGCCGAAGCCATATAGCCCGCCGTACCCACCACCAATCGCCGCGCTCCGCAGAGAGGCGTTCAGAAGGCCGGTGGAGCCTTTGAGGTAGGTTGACCCCGGCAGAAAAAGCCCGGTTGTCGCGCCCGCAAATCCGCCCGCGACCCGCTGGCGACGGTTGGTCTGGTTGTCGATGGCTTGCGCGGCCTGATAGCTGTCCCGCACGTCGGAATAGCCCCGGCCACTGATGAGGCCCGCCAGACCGACCAAACCCTCGTCGCCTAACGGCACTTGTTCGATTGCCGCCATGCCAAACGCGCGAGCCTGATCGCCCAGGTTCCGCGCGCGGGTGTTGACCCCGCCCATCCCCTGATCGTTGGCGGCGTTCTCGTCGATGTAGGCATCACCCGTCAGGCGATAGACCGAGCCGTCCGACCGCTGGACGAACATACCTTCGGACAGGTTCATGGCTGCGCGGCGCTGAGCGTAATCCGCCTCCGAGTCCGGCTCGACGTTTTGCAGGATGAACGGGTTGTCCTGCGAGGAGCCGGGGCCGGTATATGCCGGGCCACCGCGAGCGAGCGCCGCTGCGCTATCGGCAAAATAGTTCGGTGAGACGTGCTGGTTGATGTCGCCGCCGGGCAGGGATGGTTGAGCCGGTGCCGGGTTTCCGCCCAGCTCTGCCCGATACTGCGAGACGATCTCCGCGATCTGGCTCTCGGCAATGCCGTCCGCGCGCAGTTTCGCCGCCATTTCCTCGGGGGTGTCGTTGCCCGTAATCGCGGTCCCTGGAGCGAATGACGGCGCAGGAGCGGCAGGAGCAGCAGGAGCCGGGGCCATGCCGGGCGCAGCGGGGCGAGCCGGTGCGGACTGGCGAGGGGGTGTCGCGCTCAAGCCGGGCGGGAGCGGGGGAACACCACCCTGCTGCGGCGGGGGCGTGAAGCTCAGGCCGGGAGGCAGCGGGGGAAGCTCTTGCATCATTCAGCGACCCACTGACCGTTACGGACCACATAGCGGCGGCCCTGAGCATCATAGGCGACACGCGGCGGGGCAGCCGGTGCCGGCTGATTGCCGCCAGCCCGCGATTGCGAGCCACCGCGTTGACGCTCGCCGAAGCCCATGAAGTCGCGCCACGACTGGATCAACCGCGCCGGGCGGCGGGTCGTCTGCCCGTTCGCGCCCGCAGCAAACAGCGGGTTGGCGTTCACGTAGGCCTGCCAGTCCTCGTTGGCACCGATCAGGTTGCCGTTGAGGTTGGCGTATTCGTCGAGGAACGAGGCGTAATCGGCGTCCCGCTCCGCGCTGGCGATGACCACGTCCGCAAGGGCTTGGTTGGTGGGGCCGGGCTTGTCGATGTCCAGCACGGCGCGGCCATACAGGATAGCGTCACCGTCCGACATCGGGCCGGAACCGGGGGTTCGCTCACCCGGCACCAGTCGGGCCGAGATCGCCCGCATCTCCGCATAGGCCGGATTGAGCGCAGCCGCAGGCCCCAGCAGGGCGGCACCCAAGCCGGTCGGGTTGGCGCGGTTGAGTTCAATGAACCTTTGCGCGTCCGCAGCGCGAGTCCGTGACAGCGCAGCCGCTTGGCTGGCCGACGACAGAGCGCCGCGCGTGGTGGCGTCGAAGTTGCCGGGACCGTTGCGATTGTTGCCGGGAGGCGCATCAGGATTGCCCTGCATCGGAGTGCCAAACTCGCCCGTCGTGAGATTGAACGGTGCCACCGAGCCGCCTTGCGGCAGACTGACCGGCGCAAGCGGAACAAGCCCCTGCGCTCGCGGCTGACCGTTCGGGCCAACCCACGTTGAGCCTTGCGGCAGCACGGGGTTTTCCGCGTTGAAGCGATCCGTGCGCTCTTTGAACGACGGCTCGACGGTCAGCAGTTCGCGCGGGGACACCCCAGGGCCACCCATGCCCACAACGCGGTCGCCGACCACGGCCCGGCGCTCGTTCATGACCGGAGCGCCGTTGACCTGACCCGGCGTCACCAACGCGGACCCCTCGGCCAGCGTTTGCGGCGCGAGACGACGTGCGAGGTTTTCCCCGACAGCGCCCGGATTGGTCTGCATCGCCAGCCACGCCGGATCGCCGCCGAACTGCTGGGCAATGTCGAGCCTGCGCTGCGCCATCATGCGCTCCTGCGGTGCATCTGCCTCCGCTTGCAGCCGGGCGCGTTCGCGGTCGAGAGCGCCCGACACCGTGCCGTCGCCCTCGCTCGAAAAGATGCCGTCCAGAACGCGCCACGGCGAGACACGCGCTCGCTGTGCCGGTGCGGGAGCCGGGGCAGGGGCCATGCGAGGCCCGCCCGACTGGATCAGTTGCATCACATCCGGCGAGAGGAGGCTGTAACGCTGCGCTTGTTGGGGGCGATCAATGAGACCCATCAGTTAGCCCCCGTAGCTGCCGGACAGGCTCAGGTTGGTTGTGGTGCTCTTGCCGGTCGAGCGACCATCCAACGTCTGAGTGCCCTCGTTGGCGAACCCGCCGCGAAGCTGGTTCAGCAGTTGTTGCAGGGCGAGCGCGTATTGGTTCTGGTTCTGGTTCTCACCCTGAGCGATGCCACGCGCGTCAGTGTAAGCCTTGTCGTTGAGGCCCGCGATCAGCGAGGCCCGGTCGCGCGACTGGTTGCCCGCCAGTTCCGCCTCGTAGATCCCACGCCGGTTGTCACCGAACGCCCCGGCCTTGGCGAAGTCCGATTGCTGCTGGGCACGGGCCATCGCGTCGCGCTGGTCGGCTTGGCCAATCGAGGCGTCAATCACGTTTTGCGTATAGGGCGACTGGTATTGGCCAATCGAGGCCGGGTCGAACCGCCCATAACTCATGCCCTGCACGTCCGAGATGCCCTGGTTCAGCATCCCCGCCGCACGATCAGACAGAGTGTTGGTCTGGACCTGGTTCTTCGTCGCGGACTCCCGCGTCTTGGACTTCGACCCGCTTCCGCCGATGCTCGCCATTCAAAGCTCCTTCCAGATCACCGGGTCAGCCGGTTGGTATCCGTGTTTTCGTGCGTATCGCAGCCAGCCCTTGCGGCCCGTCGCGCCTGTCATGTCGCAGCCGTTCAGCCGTCCGAACGCCTCGACGGTGGGCCCCAGTTCGCTCATCGCCTTGAGCGAACCGCCCGCCGCGAAGATGTGCATCACCTTGTGACGCGGGCTTTCGATGAACTCTCCGACCATGCACCCCTCGGGATGCACGAACAGGTGAAACGTCCCCGCAAGGATGCCCTGCCAGATTTCGTCCGCCGTCCAGCCCGACCCATCAAGGGCCGAGGTGATCCAGCCCCTAACTTGCGAGTCCAAGGACCGTCGCCAGATCAGCGTGTTTGTATGACCGATCCGGGAAGAGGATCAGATGCGTCCCGTCCGTGGCCACAGAAACGACCGTAGGGGCCTCCGGGTCGCCGTGCGTGACGGTTGCCCGGTTTCCCTCGACTTGCGCTTCCACGCCCTCGGGAAGCGCATCCAGAGCGATCCTCACAGCGCCACCGCCGACAATGCGCCCGCGTTGCTGACCTGAATGTCCCACCGAGATCCGTTCGGGGACGACAGGATCAGGCGTTCAGACCCGGCGACCTCGACATCCTGCCCGGCCTTGCGGCTCTTGGCGTCCATCTTGTCGAGTTCGGTGCGGAGACGATCCTGGTCCTCGCGGGAATAGGCGTTCGGCGCGCGGGGAAGGCTCATCGACCGGCCCCCGGCTTCACGTCAAACCGCACCTTGCCCATGCGAAAATCCACGTCGGCATCCCCGGTGTAGGTCACCGCCACGCGCCGGGCCGAGAACCGCAGATCGGTCTTTGCCGTGGCCGTCACCGCCGCGACCGAGCTTGCCGAGTCCATCGGGTAGTCGGCCACCGAGAAGGAGACAGCCAGCGACCCCAGCGTGGCCTCGTCGGGGATGTAGGCATGGACTTCCATCGTCCGATCCCCGCCCGCAATCTCCACCGGCCCGGAGGTCAGGTAGGGTTGCCGGCCATCTTTCACGTTCCCGGTTTCGTGCGAGTAGATGTAGCCGTCATTCCCGACCAGTTGGGGGTATTGCAGGGGCGCACGGTCAACGCCGCAAAGCCTCGACAGCGCCCCGATATTCCAGTGCCCCTCGCGGTAGTTATAGACCACATAGCGGTCCACCTCGGTCGATCCAGACGACGGGTAGTGCCACCACACCTCGCCCCAGAGCGAGTTATGCCAGCCAGTCACCTTGCTGATCTGCGTCCGGTTCAGGTCCGAGAACACATAATCCGACACATCGCACGGCACCGCATCGACGTAGCCGTTGTAGCCCCAGAAGCCGTTGACGCCGAACCAGAAGACCTGTCCGTTCGCCGCCACGACCGCCGCGCCCTTGGACGCCACGCCGCAGCCGGTCTCGAGCCGCTCAAACGAATAGACCAGCGGCAGGCCCACGAAGGTCGCCCGGTGAACGTCCGTGTCGGTCCAGAGCAGATAGGCCCCTTGGACCCTCTTGCCGCATTTCAGCCCGCCGTTCGTCTGGAGCCGCTTTCCACCCGCCAGATTGGTCGAGGAGGGCGTCCAGTCGGTGTTGTCCTCGGCGTCGCACCAATCCAGCGCGCGGGGGTCGCCGTTGGCCGCGAGCGCAAACATGATCCGCTCGTCCGTCACCAGAATGGCCTCGGCGGTCGGCGCGTTCGTGATCGGCGCGGCAACGGTCGAGGTGTCCAGCGTCCACTCGTAGATCGTGGAGCCGATGGTGCCGACAAGGTATTGGCCCCAGTTGTCGAGCGACCACACCGCAGCCGGGATGACGTTCGACGAGTCCAGCCGGGGCGTCCCATACAGGCCCAGCCCGTAACCGCCCTCGCCGTAACCGCCGCCGATGAAGGCATCCGCCAGACCCGCCGTGAAGCCGGTTGTCGGGGTGATGTCGCTGACCGCACCCGAGCGCGAGACCGCGTAGAGCTTGGAGTGCGTCCCCACGCCGGTCCAGTTGGTGTTCGTATCCGCCAGCCACGCGATGATGGCCCGCGCCTTGCCGGTCATGGCCGAGCTTGAGCGCGTGACCCAGCCACCGACCGGGCCGGACTTGCCCTCATGGAACCGCCACAGGTCGGCGTCGTAGAACCGGCCCTGCGACTGAAATTGAGTGCCGTTCCTGTAGATCCCTGGGGGGATGTCCAGCGCGATCAGGGCCATTAGAGCTTGATGACCGCGAGGGCTGCGATGTTCTTCGGCGCGGTCTCGGTCCCGCCGCTCGCTGCGGTGTCGTAGGCCGTGATGCTCTCACCACCACCAGCCGCGCCGGTCGTCGTGGCGAACTGGCCCGCCTCGCCGCTTGCAACGGGAGGCGACACCGAGTGAACGTGCGAGGCGTAGGTGTCGGCGGCATAGGAACCGAGCCGGCGCGAGGTGTCCACCCCCCGGCCATCATCCAGACCGCGCAGGAACATGGCCCGCGCGTCGGGGACGGTCAGCCGCTTGTTCGCCGCGTAGTCCGTCGCCGCATCCGCGCCGCGCGTGGACCCGGCACCCGCCGAGGTCAGGATCGGGGAGTCCGTCGCGTTCAGCGCCCACAGCAGGGCAAACAGCGCCGCCGTGTCCGCATTGGCGCGCGTGGCACCCGAGGAGGCGTTGCCGATGGTCCCGCCGTTCATCTTCACCCAGCCGGACGGGGCCGACGAGTAGAGGCCGAACTTGATGTCGCCCGTGTGGACGTAGTTGGCCGACAGGGTGGCGAGCGTGGCTTCCGCCGTGTTGAGGTCCGTCTCGGTCGTATTGGCCAGCGAGGCCAGCGCCACCAGATCGACACGCGCCGCCGTCCAGTTGGCGTTGTTCTCGGTGCCCCAGGTATCGTAGTCCGCACCCACGGTCGGGACGTTGGTGGTCAGCGTGATCGACACAGCCATTAGAAGGCTCTCCCGGCTCTGGCGTTCAGGGTGGAGGGGTAGGCCGTGCGCTTGTCGTCCTGCTCGATGGCTTGGACAGCCTCCGCATAGGCGTTGCGGATCACTTGGCGCTCATCGTCGCGGAAATAGATCAGGGCCTGCGACAGGGCGCCGTAGAGGTAGGCGTCCGGGTGCCGCTTCAGCAGCCAGTTCGTCGCGCACTGGGCCGACAGCGCCGGGATGCGCTTGCGGTAGCGCAGCCGGACGGAATAGCTGTAGTCGGGCACCGGGTCGAACGAGATAACGTCCGTCACCGTGTAGCGCGTCGGCTTGCCGGTCCCGAGGGCCGAGTCAAAGGCTTCCGGGGGCGCATATTCCAGCGCCAGCGCCGGGCTTCCCTCGATCCGAAAGGACCGGACGCCCGCGAAGTCGCACGGCAGCGCCATCGTCTCGCCGGAGATCGTATAGGTGGCCGTCGCGGTCATTTCCCGCGTGTCAAGCTCGCGGTTCATCTGGGCTTCCGCCAGCGCGATGAACTCGGCAGCCTTGGCTTCCACGCCTGTCAGATTCGCCTTGTTCAGCCAATCGGCCACGGCGGTCTTGAGTGTGGCGTAGGAGGTCAGGGCCATTTAGATCGTCCCCTCGCGCGTCTTGAACATCCAGTTTTCGTCGAGCCAGCGCGAAAACGCCTTCTTGTCGCCCGGAGTGCCGCGCGTCGGATCGGGCAGAATCCCGCGCTTCTTCAGGTCTTCCCAGATCGTCAGGGGCAGCGTGGCCATCTTGGTGCGATGGTCGAACCCGTCGCCCCACTTGTCGCGGCCCGAGGAGAAGTGCCCCCGCTGGAGCTTGTTGAGTTCAAGGATCGCCGTCATGTCCTGCGAGGTCCGAATGGTGGACACGCCGGTCATCTCGTCGGTCTCGATGTATTGGCTGATCCCGGTCAGAGGATCGTAGTCGAGGAGCCGTTCAGACATTCAGCCTCCTAAGAGGCTGGGGCCTCTAGGTTATGTGGGTCCAAGTCTTGCCCAGCCGGACATTGCGAACCGTCTCAGGCTTGCAGCAAAGCTGGCGGGCGAGAGCCGCGTGGCTCTCCGTTGACTGGCGGATCAGGCGAACAGCGGCATCGCTTAGCTTGGCCTGTGGACTAGCCTCGCCCTTGCGGCCCGGACGGGGATGCCTTCCCCTCTCGGCCATCTGCGCGGTGTTCTCTTTGTAGGTTCCGACCGACAAGTGCGCGGGGTTCACGCAGGCCGGGTTGTCGCAAGAGTGCATGACGACCATCCCATCCGGGATAGGGCCGTGGTGCATTTCATAACTGTATCGGTGCGTCAGGACCGTTTTGGTGCCCCGGCCACCCGGCTTGAAGCGC